CGGTGTTATATCGCTGGTACTTTTTTGAACTCTCCTGAAATTTACGTGCTGAATCTGGAAAGATTAAGAGATATTATGAACAAATCAGTTTTTGCAGAGAGTCAGGTAATAAAGCATTGTTTTAAGACTTCCAGTGCGTATAAGAGAACAAAATGGGATTTTTGCTCTAAACAGGCTGATATTGATCATTATGAAGTTATGTGTGATTGTAATCTTACATTTAAGTTGTTTGGTAGTTGTATAGACCCATTTGAAGGTTATGTGTCGCGGTTTGACGGTCCTATTCAACGTACGGGTGAAGAAATGATACTCTCTATGCTCGGGTATATCAATTATATGTATGTTAAATTTAATGGGTATTTTAGATACAAAAAAAATGTTTTAACTTTAGGTCAGCGTCGAGCATTATATATGATGAGTAAATTAGGTCCAAATATGAAGACTTTGCCACTAGTCATAGGCTCTAATTATCCAAGAGCAAAGGAGGTGGGAGAACCGTGGAAAGAGTTGCCTCTTATATTGATTTACTTGGATACGAAACGTTTTGGTATGTCCTTGTCTGAATTGTTGGTTAATGTTTTTCAAGCTAATGATAATGTTGAGGGTCCTAAGCTTATAGGTCAAGGAAGTGATGGATATAAGACATATGTGCGTCAGTCATTTTATAACCAAAATTATGGTCATACACTTATAAATGGTATAAAGTATCCTTCTATTGCTTATGCCACAGAGAATGTGTATGAGAAACTTCCGAAGGCTCTTAGTAAGCTCAATCGTAATCCGAAATATTCTCAGGAGATAGCTGATTTTATGAAAAGGAAATGTTCAGCTATATTGTCTATGTTGTTTTCGCCATATTTTTTAGATGTTGATAAATATTTTGGTAAGTATACATGGAAATATGATAGCCATACAATGAATTCTATTACGCAAGATGATGTTCGTAAGGACGCCTCTGCCGGTGTTTATTTTAGTAAGACCCAATCTTATACGAATGTAGAGACGGGAAAAACATACCGTATAGGTAATCGTCATGCTACGAAGGGTGAAGTAGCACAAACTGTTGGTGAGAATATTGATCGTATTTTTACTGAGTTTCTTAAAGGTCATGATGTTGATATGCCAGCAAGTTTTACTCGGGCTGCTACTAAAGCTGAACCATTTGCTACCTTTGGTAAGGATACTGATGAGATTCTTAAATTGTTCAATAAAGTTCGTATTTTTCATATATGTGATACTTTTTCTTACCTCGCATCTATGTCTGTTGATTATTTGAGGGTACATATTGAGAAAGGCAATATGATTAAAATTGGAATGAATTGGTATCGTGGTGGAGCTTATCATATTGCTAAATATATGCATTATTTAAAAAAAATGATATATGGTACAGGAGATGTTACTGGTCTTGATTTGTCTCTTTTGGCTCCTCTTATATCTCTTTATTATGCTGCGGGAGTTAATTATTATGATCTTAAGTCATTTACTGTTGAGATGCGTGCTCTTTTTTTGTGGATTAGAAAAAATGTTTCTATACATTTGTCTCAACATTTATCACAATTATTTGGTTCGTTGTTAGTTTGGTTAAATGGAATGATAGCATCAGGACATTATTTGACATCTCATGCTGATTCTTGGTGTATGGCTTTTTTATTCGTAGCTTTTATTTTCTGGACCATAGAAAAATATCCTAATATAACTGAGGATGTCATGGCTGCTATTCGTGACGGTCTTTTGTGTGCTATTTTTTATGGTGATGATGATCTTTTGAGTTGTCTTGAGCATATAGCCCCGGTCTTAGGAAAGAAAGCTTTTTGTGTTTTCTTGTCTTTATGGGGAATTACTAGTAGAGATGTTGTTGAATATAAACATTTTTTAAGTCGTCTTGATATTAATGGCTCATTTATTTATGAAGGTCCTGTTTTTTTAAAAGTTCATTTTATTGATAGAAGTACCGTAGTAAATTATGTATCGAAGGATACTTATGATATTTTACCTCCTGTTCTCCCTTACCGTTCTAATGTGATGGGGAAATTAGCAGCAGTTGATGGTTCCTTTCAGAATCCTGGTACCGTATTAATAAGCACTCTTGGTCTTGCTGAGGTTACATATGGGACAAATGTTTGGGCTTATCACTCTTTATCTGTTATTTTCTTTCGTGTGCGTAGTCAACTTTCAATTGGTTGGTATGATGATTTGAAAAAGCAGTATGCAATGAAAAAGGATCTTCGCTCCCTAAATAAGCTCGTTAAAGGCTTTGGGGGTTTTGATCCTTCAAACGTAACTTTTCCAACGTTAAATTCTTTACTTTTAAAACATAAGTATGCAGATGTTCATGGATTACGTACTGATTATGCACCGTTTGTTACAAAATTATAAAAAAAATAAAAAGTT